GCATTTTCAAGGAGACCTCAATGGCCCCGATGATCAATCCCTTCGACGCGGGCGGCTACACGCTCGCCGAGATGACCACCGCCATCAACATCCTGCCGAACATCTATACCCGGCTCGGCGAAATGGGCTTGTTCCGCTTCGAGGGCATTACCCAGCGCAGCGTCATCATCGAGCAGGCCGAGGGCGTGCTGAACCTCCTGCCGACCGTGCCTCTCGGCGGGCCGGCTACTGTTGCCAACCGCGACACGCGCTCGATGCGCTCGTTCACGGTGCCCTGGATTCCGCACGACGACGTGATCACGCCGCAGGACATCCAGGGTGTGCGCGGCTTCGGCGTGGCGGACGCGGCCGACCCGCTCGCCACCGTCATGGAGCGCAAGCTCACCCGGATGCGCGCCAAGCACGCGCAGACCCGCGAATACATGGAGGTCAATGCGCTCCGCGGTATCGTCAAGGACGGCGCCGGCGTCGCGCTCTACGACTACTTTGACGAGTTCGGGCTCGTCCAGCAGTCGGTCGACTTCGTGCTCGGGACCGCCGGCACCAACGTGCAGGCAAAATGCCGCGAGGTGCTGCGCGACATCGAGACCGAGCTCAAGGGCGAGACGATGAACGGCGTGCTGGCGCTAGTCAGCCCCGGCTTCTTCGACAAGCTGATCGGCCACGCCAAAGTGGAGGACGCCTACAAGTATTTCTCCTCGACCGGCGCGCAGCCACTGCGCGAGGACACCCGCCGGCGTTTCCCGTTCTCGGGCATCGTGTTCGAGGAATACAACGCCACCGTCACGCTTTCGACCGGCGCGACCGAGACGCTGATCCCGGCCGGCGAAGGCATCGCCTTCCCGCTCGGCACCCTCGACACCTTCGTCACCTATGGTTCACCGGCCAACCTGATTGAGACCGTCAACACGATGGGGCTGCCGATCTATGCCCGCCAGATCGCGCGTCAGGACGGCAGCGCGATCGACGTGAAGACCGAGGCCTCGCCCCTGCCGGTGAACAAGCGGCCTCGCCTTGCGGTGAAGATTCTCACCAGCAACTAAGTGATGGACGCCTTCGCCGCGGCAACGGACGCACTGTTCGCCGACCCGAACATCGCCCGCGACGCCACCTGGCGCGCGGGCGGTGTGGGCGTTGGCGTCCCGGTTCGCATCGTCACCCGCCGGCCCGACCAGGCCGTCGGTTTCGGTGACAGCCGCGCGGTCCTGCCGACCACGCTGATCGACGTGCGCCGGTCGGAAGTCGCAGACCCGGGTAGCGGCGACACGGTGGAGATCGACAGCGAGACATTCGAGGTCATTGCCACGCCGACCATCGACAGCCTGCGGCTCGTGTGGACCTGCGAGGCCGCACCACCGCCGTGACCAATGCGCTTCACGCTGAAGACCGACGACCTCGCCAAGGGACTGACTGAAGCCGAGGCCAGCGCGGCGCGCTCCGTTACCAGCGCCATGCGTCAGGTCACCGATGGCCTAAAGGTCGAGTTGCGCGCCGACGTGACTGATGCCGGGTTGGGGCAACGTCTCGCCAACACCTGGCGCGGCAAGACCTATCCGGAGGCCGGCGCCAGCCTCGAAGCCGCGTCATTCGTCTGGTCGAAAGCGCCCAATATCGTCGACGCCTTCGACCGCGGTGTGACGATCAAATCGACCCGCGGGCTGTGGCTCGCGATCCCGACGGCTGCGGCCGGAGTGAAAGGCATCAGCGCCACCGGCGCCATGAAGCGGATCACCCCGGGCGGCTGGGAGCGGCGCACCGGCATGCGGCTCCGCTTCGTCTATCGGCGCGGCCGACCATCGCTGCTCGTCGCCGATAACGCCCGGCTGAGCAAGAAAGGGCTGGCGAAGCCGAACATCGGCCGCACGCGGGGCGGCGCTCAGTTCACGCGTTTGAAGGGCCGCTCGACCGTCGTCGTATTCATCCTGGTCCCGCAAGTCAGCTTAAGAAAGCGTCTCGATATTGCGGCCCTCGCGCAGCGCTGGGCCGATCGCGTGCCGGGCGTGATCGCCGGTCATTGGAGGTAGATGTGAAGCATAGAGCGGCGGCGGTACTCATGACGCTCCTTTCGTTCGCCGTCATCGGTTCGATCCTCGTGGCGAGCCTGCGGTGACGAGCAAGCGCGAACAAGTCCTCGATGCCATCAAGGCTCTCGTTGCAGTCGCCCTGCCGAACGCCGACGTGAAGCGCAATCTCGCTAAGGCCGACCGCATTCCGCCGGGCGGCTTGGTCATTATCCGCGACGGCGACCCGGGCGATCCCGAGGTCATGCTCTCGCCGCTCACCTACATCTACACGCATCGCATCCCGATCGAGGTCGCGGCCTACGAGACCTCTTCGCAACCGCGCGAGGAGGTCCTTGACGAGATGCTCGGAGCGATCGGCGCGGCCGTTGCGGGCGACCGCACGCTCGGCGGTCTCTGCGACTTCATCGAGGCTGAGGCGCCGGCGACCGACGATGTCGAGACCGCGGGCGCTCGCGCCGGCCGCTGGGCCGACGCCGCGATCGTCGCCGTCTACGGCACGGCCGACCCGCTGAACTGAACTCCATCAATCTTAGGAGAGTCCTATGGCACGCGCGCGCGGCGCCAACGCCGTCATGGCTGCCGCTTTCGAGACGACCTACGGCACCCCGCCGGTGGCCGGCTACAAGAAGCTCCCCTTCGTCTCCTCGGCACTTGGCGATGAGCAGAACCTGATCGCGAGCGACCTCCTCGGCTATGGCCGCGAGCCGCTGCCGCCCAGCCGCGACGTGGTCAACAACGAGGGCGACGTGGTCGTCCCGGTCGACCTGCGCAATTTTGGCTATTGGCTGAAGCTTCTCCTCGGCGCGCCGACCTCGGTCGACAACTCTGGGGTTTTCACCCACACGTTCGTGTCCGGTGCGCTCACGCTGCCGTCCATGGCGATCGAGGTCGGCATGCCGGAAGTCCCGAGCTACGGGATGAACTTCGGCGTCCGCGCCAATTCCATGAAAATCCAGTTGCAGCGCTCGGGCCTCCTCAACGCCACCATGAGCCTGATCGCACAGGGCGAGACCAAGGCCGGCTCGTCGGCTGCCGGCAGTCCGGCCGAAGCCGTGATCGAGCGCTTCTCGCAGTTCATGGGCGAGATCAAGCGCAACGGAACAGCGCTCGGGCAAATCGTCTCGGCCGAACTCACCTATTCCAACAACCTCGACAAGGTTGAGGTGATCCGACCGGACGGGCGAATCGAGGACGCCGACCCGGCGATGGTGGGTGTCATGGGCACCGTCAACATCCGTTTCGCCGACACCGTGCTGCTCGACCAGGCGGTGGCCGGCACGGCCTGCGAGCTCTCGTTCGGCTGGGCGATCAATGCCGACAAGTCACTCCTGTTTACCGTACACGAGGTCTACCTGCCGAAGCCAAAGCAGCCGATCACCGGGCCGGGCGGCATCCAGGCGACGTTCGCCTTCCAGGCGGCCGAAGACCCTGCGTTGCAGAAGACCCTGACCGCTGCACTGGTCAACGACGTGGCGACCTACTGATCTCTCCACCCAAGAGGTAACAATGCTCAAACTCGCGTTCGACCGCGAGCCGTTCTGGCTCGACATGTTGCCAGGTGTCCGCGTGCAGTTCCGCCCAATCACTGTCGCCGCAATCCTGTTGGCGCGCACGGCTGCCGCAGACGTGCTGCGCGCCGGCGGCGATGACGCGATGGTGAAGGCGGGCGTTGCCTTCACGCGCTCGCTCGCCCACTCGGGCATCGCTGCCTGGGAAGGGATCGGCGACGCGGACGGCAATCCTGTTGATCCGATCAAGGAGACGATCGACGCCGCGCTTGAAATCTGGTCGCTGTTCGATGCAATCGACCGTCTCTATGTCGGCCCGGCGCTGATCCAGGACGCAGAAAAAAACGCCTGATCGCTCTCGCCGAGTGGCACTTCGGCGGGGGCGACGGCTACTGCGCCGCTTGTTCGTCCAACTGCTCCGCGTGCCCGTACATCGAGCACGCGCCACAGACTCCTGACGGCATTGCCGCCTGGGGTGTGCTCAAGCGCGCCGCCGGACAGGTGCGCGCCGTGATGGGCGGTGTCTACGCGCTCGATTTCGGCGCGGTGCTGCTGCTCGCCGACGCCATGGGCGCCCTCAACACGCTCCTCGTCGAACTCCTCCCCGAGATCGAGCCGATCGTCGTGCGCGCCTATGCCCAGGAATCCGATTGAATGAGCACCAAGCGAACGCGAGCGTAAGCGAGCGATGTCCACCACAAGCGTGTCGATCCGCCTCGGTGTTGAGGGCAAGGCGGAGGTCAAACGCGCCTTTGATGAAGTCGGCAAGGCCGGACAGGACGCGTTCCGCGGCGTCGCCACTTCGATGGACGCCGCGGGCGCCGCGGCCGACCGCGAGACGCAGCGGCTGCAACGGCTGGCCCAGGCCGCCAAGCAGGCAGCGGCGGCCGACCAGGCACAGCGCGGCTTCAATACCGTCCTCGGCGTCGACACGGGGCCGTCGAAGTCCGCCCGCGACTCTGCTGCTGTCTTTGAAGACGCCGCGAGAGCCGCGGAAGACCTTGCGGCCCGTACCGCGGCGCTGCGCGCGCAGATCGACCCCCTCGGCGCCGCACAGGCGAAGCTCAACGCCGAGGTTGCCGAAGCAAATGCTCTGTTCAAGGCCGGTGCGATCACGGCTACCGAGCAAGCTGCGGCGCACGCGCTGGCGCAAGCCCGCTACGACGGCACCGCCAAGGCACTCGGTGCAATCGGCGCAACGGGCAAGCTGACCTCGAACCAGCTGGTCAATCTCAGCTACCAGCTCAACGACGTGGTCGTCTCGCTCGCGAGCGGCCAGCGGCCCCTGATGGTGCTGATGCAGCAGGGGTCGCAGATCGCCCAGATCTTCGGACCCGGCACCGGCATTACGGGAATTCTGCGCGGCGTCTGGCAGGGGCTCACCAGCCTGATTTCGCCGACTGTTGCAGTCGTGGGCGGCATCGCGGCCCTCGGCGCCGCGGTCGGCTACTCCTATTACCGCTATATCGAGTCCCAGAAGGAGCTCGAGGTCGCGCTGGCCGGCACCGGCCGGGCCGCCGGCGTGACTGTCGGACAGATCGAGCGGATTGCCGAGCAGTCCGCATCCGCCGGCAACGTTTCGGTCGCTGCGGCGCGCGAGATGGAGGCCGCGTTCCTCCGAACCGGCAAGATCGCGGTCTCGCAGTTCGAAGGCCTGATCAAGGTCGTCAAAAACTACGCCGCGACCACCGGCACCGATGTCGCGACCGCGACAAAGGAGCTCGCCAGCGCCTTCGCCGACCCGATCCGGGGAGCGGACTCGCTCAACGAGAAGCTCAACTTCCTCGATGATCGGACGCGACAATACGTCCGCACGCTCACCGACCATAATGATCGAACCGGCGCCCAGCGTGTCCTGCTCGATGCGCTGAAAGGAAGCCTGGTCAACGCATCCGAGGCCACGACGGCGCTCGGCCGTGCCTGGGATTTCGTCGGTCGTATGGCGTC